TCCGCTTGGCGCAGAATGGCGTCGGTCAGGGCCCGGCGGCGCAGCAGCCACAACTTCGAGCCAAGCGGCTTGGCCGGCACGCCTGGCGTCAGGCTGATGGCATCGCCCGGCCAGCCGCGATTTTCCACGCCATCAGGCAGCTCGCTCGGATCGACGGCGCGATCGGTGAACAGGCACATGATCACCGCCGTCACGATGCCGGCAGAGGCCTTGAGGCCGCCGCTGTTCTGCGGCATGCCACGTGGCGCGATGGCGAAATCCGCCGTCATCCCGTCGGCGGCCATGACGAGGTCGGGCGCCAGATAGACGTCCTGCCCGGCATCGATCGGTGTGATCTTCAAAGCACGAACACCTTGGTGGCGAGGTTGGTCGTGTCGGCAAAGCCGCCTGTGTCGACGGTGCCCTGTCGGGATGCGGGCGTCGATGCGCCTTCGCCGCCCAGCTTGCACACGCCGTTCAGCACGATCTCCGAGGCATTCACCTGGAACTTGGCGCCGGCCTCGATGGTAATTTCATCGCTGTACATCTTGATCAGCTGCCCGAACTGGTTGTAGAGCACCGCCGCGCCGGCCGGCACGCCAGGTCGAAAACCGTCGTGCTGAATGTGGCTGATGTAGGCGAGGTCGGGTCGTCCGCCCGGCATCGTCACCCAGCCCGTGGCTCCGAGCGGCGGCGTCGAAGCCATGCCGTGCTGTTCGTTGACCAAAACCTTCTTGAAGCGCTGGCCGGCCATGCCTTTGCCGTCGACATAGAGCAGGCCGCCAACCTCGTAGGCCCGGTCGATGCGCATGCGCACGCCAAGATCGTTCATTCCGCCGTCACCTCGGCTTCCGGTTCCTCGCCCTTCCATTGCTCGCCGCTCTTGGCGCCCTTGGGCGGCGGCGCCGCGAAGGCGCGCGGGTCGTAGAGCGTCACCTTGCAGCCGGTGCCGCCGTCGTCCTGTTTGAACGCGGCGCTTGCCACGATCATGTCCTGATCGATGTCCCAGAACGGATCCACATCGTGGACCAAGAAGTTCGGCGACCACAGCCGCCCGGCCGCGTCGCGCCAGCCGAACACGTCGGGCGTCGTCTTGGTCGAGCGGCCGATATCGCGCTGCATCTGCCACTCGGCCCTCTTCTTGACGCCGGCCTTGGTCGAGTTGCCGTCGATCACAATGATGCGCTTGCGGTCGCGCTTGGCTTCCGGGTCCTTGGCGCGCGCCTCCAGCGTCAGGCTACCTTTGCCGGCGCCGCGTGAGTTCTGCCCGCGCACGATGGTTTCCGACGGGCGGTTGTAGGCCGACAGCGTGACGCCCGAGTTCTTGAAGTTGATGCCGCGCTGCAGGCCGCCCGCGTGCCGGCCTTCCGGTTGGTCGGTGATGATCAGGTTGGCGTCGCCGTCGTCATAGAGCAGCAGCCCCTCCTGCCGCGCCAGTCGCTCGATTTCCTTGTAGACGCTGGCGCCCGGCTGGATGGCGTGCAGGTCGTAGACCTTCAGCTTGGCCTTCGTCTTGACGATCACCTTCAGTTTCGGCGCGAACGTCTTGGCGATGCCGGCGATATCCTGCTTCTCAGTGAGGCCGGTCGGATGGTCGATCGCCCCCTCGATGAAGTCCACCATGGTCGACACGGCGGAGATCTTCAGTATGTTGCCGTTCTCGCCGCTGTCGCCTGAGAGGTCGCGTACCGACCCGGTCAGGAACCGCGTGCCGTTGGCATAGCATTCCACAGGGTCATCCCGATGGATCAGGCGCAGCGGCCGTGCCACGCCGAACGCATGCATCGGCACGTCGATGTCGGCCGCTCGCGCCGCGTGTTCCGCGCCGGCACGCCAGGCGATCGACGTCAGGCCTGGAAGTTCCCGGCCGTTCACCGTCACGACGATCTTTTCAAGACTCATGCGCCGGGCGCCACGGCCACCAGTTGCGTCGGCATCATCAGCGCCGAGCCGGCCTTGTTGCGGGCGATCAGATCGCCCATGTTGTCAAGTGAGCCATAAAGTTTCCAGGCGACCAGCGCCGCCGGCAAGGGCACTCCCGTTTCCACGCGCACCAGCGGATTGAGGCTGGCCGCCTCCTGCGACAGCGCCGCCGCCGCGTCAAGCGTCAGCGCGGACAGCCACTCTCCAACCGTTACGTCGACCAGATAGGCCGCTGCCACGCCCGCGACGGCCGACGCCGCCAGCCGGGTGCGGATCGCCGCCGCATCGTTGCTGGCCGCAAAGTCGATGCCCAGCGCCGCCACGGCCAGCGCGCCGACAGCGAAGGCCATCTCGGCCGCCGTCAGCGGCGAGGCGTCCGTGGCGACCGTCGCCACCTCGGCCTCGATCAACCCGAACAGCGTCGCCGCCTCGGCGCCATCGGCCAGCTTGGCCCAGGCTTCGCCGAGTGCTGCCACAAAGGCCAGCGGGTCGGCGCTGATGTTCATGGCGGCGAGATCGTCGATCGCCGCCGCCAGATTTGCCGACGCATCGGCCGACATCGGCGCGGCAAGGCGCAGCGCATCGAGGCGCAGCACGGCAACCGCCGCCGCGTCGAGAAAGTCCGTCTCGGCGTCGCCGTCGAACCCGGTCTTGAGCGCGATTGCCATGTCAGAGCCACCCCATCAGAGACCGAGGGCCTTGCCGACGCCGGACGCCACCGTGGCGACGCCGTTCGAGAACGCCAGCGCGATGCGGGCAAGGCCGCCGCCCAGGCCGAAACCGAGCGAAGCACCCGCCTCGACGAACTCCAGATCCAGCGCCAGAAAGTTCAGCCGCCGCTTGTTGCGGCTCGTCTTGCAGCCGGTCGGCCGCACCATCACGGGGCCGATCGACGGTAGCACCAACAGCCCCTGGCTGGCGTTCATTGCCGCCAGCATCGCCGCCATGGCTGCCTCGGCCCCGTCATAGGCGAGGTAGGCGGTCACCGCGAACACCCGGGCACCCTGCCCCATCGACTCGGTGATGACAGGCCCGTCGAGAATGCCATGCTGCGCCACGCGCGGCGTCACCGACGGCGACTCTTCCTCGATCTCGAAGGGAATGCCGGAAAAGCTGGCGGGCAGAAAGCGCATCAGCGGGTCTCCGACCCATAGGGGCCATTGTCGGGCAGGCTCGGGCCAAGGTTGGCGCGCGGGTTGGGTATCGGAAACGGCACCTTGCCCATGCCCGCCGCCGCCGCCTTGATCTCGTTGATCTTGCCGACGATCTGCGTCAGCACACCGGCAAGGTCGCGAAAGGCGTCGGCGCCCTCGCCGACTTCGCGGGTCGGGATGGAGATACCCAGCTGCGCGAACAGCCGGTCGATCTGCCCGATGACGTCGACGGCGCTCGACGCCGACGGCAGATGCTCGGTCGACATCAGGTCGGGCACGCTGGCGTTGGAGCCTTCGGGCACGAACCGCGTCGAGTCGAGCGGCGGGATGCCACCACCTGAGATCGGGGGAAGCAAGGTGTAGATCTTGCTCCCCATAACGACGAGCTGCCCTCCACCGTTGCCGTCATTCCTGATCGCGGCGTTGCGGTCGGCGCGCTCGTTGTCGCGAATACTCTGTTGTGCCGCCGCCAACCCGGCCGCCGCTCCGGCCGCCGCGCGCTTCTTCCGCTCCTCGTCCGACACGGAAAGATCGTCGAACGCGCCCCCCAGGCTCCCCTTGACCTGGTCATAGGTCGGAGACTGGCCGCCAGTGGCAACCTTGTAGGCGTCGATGAAAGCCGCGCCGCCGATATCTCCCTCTGCGCCATGGAGGTTGAACTGCTCCCGCCAGTCCGAGAAACTCATGTTCCCGTTGATGACCTCCATGATGCCTTGGAGGTCGGCCATTCGGCGGATGGTATCGTCGATCACGTCGCCGACGCCGAGCTTGATTCCGGTCTTCCCGAGGTCGGTCAAAAACTGGTTCCACGCAACACCAAGGCGGTCGATTCGCGCCTGGGTGTCGCCTAGAACGCGGTTCAGGTCGGCTTCCACCGTACCGGCGGCGTCTTTCACGCCCTCCTCAAACTCCTTCAGCTTCTCCTGCATCTGGGTCAGGGTCAGCATGCCGTTTCGATATTCCTGGTCCGTAAACAGCTTAGAGAATATAGCCATATCGCCTTTGCCAGCCTTCATCGCCAGCTGGACAAATGTATCGACAAGGTCTT